CATTGGGTGTACTGATCAGGTACGAAACCCAGATCACACTCACAATAATACACCAATATGCAATCCAATTATATTCTAGGTTTAAACACCTCGTGCTTAACACAACCTATACGAAGAAAATTACCAGATGTGGATTGGAATAAGGTTCCGAAATGGAACATTCACACAACCTACGAGCAGATTTTGTCAGTAGCTTATGAGAAATACGTGTTGTCCTTGTGGCCGAAGCTCAGGCAGATCCCCCCTGTAGCAGAAGCAATTGTTCGTGAGATAGCTAACGAGGTTGACGACGACGACGTAATAGTCGAAGTTGATGACCTACTCGAAGAGGATCAAACCACCATAGTGAACACCGAACGCAAGGTGGTTCCTAATGTGAGCTGGAGTGTTGCTTTGCACGCTCTGGCTTTGTCTGACGGGTGGACCATGGAGTCAGACGATGGTTTGTATACGACTTACTCGAAAACCACCACAAAGGTTGAGTGCAAGTTGCACCATAAGGATGATCGTCGCAAATGTAATAAAGTGCGACGTGTACGCAGGAACATGCGGTCTCCTTATGTCAAGTCATTGATCAACAGGTTACGAGATGCTTTTCCTTTTGTATTGACAAAGTTTAACGACGAGAATTACGCAGTGTTATATAAAGCTGCCATAAAACTCGCTCGTGATGACGGTTTGCGGGCGACGCATACCGCCAAGTACGCTGCTGAAGCTGTGGACTTGTACTTTGTTCCAACACAGGAGGATATCCGAAACGTTAACTATAGAAACACAAGAGCTCTTAGAGACGCAAGAGCGGAATTAAGCGCAGCGCCAATGGATCACAGTTGGCAAGCGTGGTGGGGACTAGGCTTGAGGAAGCCAGTCTCCATTCCAACCAACTGTTAGGGAGGTTTGGTTATGGTACTTGGGTCTGACACACCTTTTAATCACTTCACTGAAGACGTGATCAAGGAGATGGGACTCAGTTTGAAAGTATCAAAACTAAACCGACCAGTACGACCCCGACGGATCACTAGCCTCACTGGAGTCGGACCAGATGAGAGCGTCGGGTGTTTCAATAATTCCTTGCATAACGCCGTCCAAACCATATGCTGTCGAGTTCTGTGCGCAGAAGTAGACGGTGTGTGGAGGCGTATCGAGGATATCCGAGCACCAACCGGTGCGGTAAGCCTATACTTGACCGATTTGACGCAGGAGTTGATAAGCCTTTTACCATCGACCACCCCGGTACCATTGGATGAATTTCCATTGAGATATAAGGGTCGCAAGTTTAAGGTGTATTCAAGGGCTGTAGAATCACTTCGCATTCGGACAATAGATGAGTCAGACTCGACCATCAAGTTGTTCCTCAAGTTTGAAAAGGACATCCGTTCGCTCAAACCGGCACGTATTGCGAGGGCCATATCGACACCAGATCCAAGGTTTATAGTCGAGACTGGACGCTACGTGGTTGCAATTGAGCATAAGATCTATGAAGCGATAGACAAGTTATACGGTAGAAGAGTAGTTAGTAAGGGAATGAACTTTTCTCAAGTAGGTCAATTGTTTAAGGACAATTGGGATGAGTTTTCAGACCCTATTTCAGTTGATTATGACGCGGAGAAGATGGATAGGTCTACTTCGCGTGAGGTGTTGGCTTGGACCCACCTAATCACAGCCGCTGCGTTTAATGGTGATGACTTTGAGCACATTACTCGTATGCTGTCATGGCAACTGGATTGTTTCGCCAAGGGCAGGACAGATGACGGCAAATTTAGCTACACAGTCGAAGGGACCCTCAATTCTGGACAATCTAACACATCACTAGTTGGTGTCATCATGATCTCGATGATAATGTTAGCATATATCCGGACGAAGGGTTATAAGGTCGGCTTTGTGGATGCAGGAGACGACTGCACAGTCATACTGGAGAGAGTGAATTGTAAGGATTTCAGGGACGGGATTTTACCCTTCTTTAAGATGTTTGGGTTTACCATGACATCTGGAGAGACAAACGATGTATTGGAAGGCATCGAGTTTTGTCAGGCCCACCCTGTAAAGATCAATGGAAAATACCGTATGGTACGTAATGCTCGTACAGCTGCAGTCAAGGATACCACATGTCCGAAGAATCTTCGGACGCCCGGTGAATTTAGCACATGGGCACAGGCTGTCAGTGACACTGGAATCGCCACTCATGGGGGCGTACCAGTGGCCCAAGAGATTTACGCAATGATGAGCAGATCAGCTCGAGAAGCATTTTCCACGTTCACTCCCACGAAACGACAAATGAAAAGACACCGATCAAGCATTAAGCGCTACTCCGTGGAAGGAGGCCTCGCTTACTGGGGAAAGAATATGACTGAGAAGTACGACTCAGCGATTAGTACTGAAACAAGGATCAGCTATTATTTAGCATTCGGTATTACCCCAGTGGATCAGCGATTGCTTGAAGCGAAATATAGACAAACACTAGTTCGTTATAACATACCCAGAGAATCTATCGTAAATAAGACTATGCACCTTTGGAACGAGTAGGCCATGTACATACTTTACTTTTCTGTATTTACTTTTAAGTCACCACAGGACTATAACTAGATAAATGGGATGGCTGCTAGCTGTTGGGTCGTAGAGAGTAATTGACCAAAACTATTACTTTAGTGCTAAACAAAATGCCAAGAGACTGCACGGCTCATCCGATCATGGTTTCTCTACGATGTACAGTCCCTCTAGTCAAGGTATCCAATATGACTAAACCAACTAATAAAACTAAGCAACGTCTTGTCAAAACCAAGACCAAGAAAACCAAACAAGTCGTGCCAGCGCAAACTGCGTCTTGGCAACGACAGCTTCTTACGGGAGCGTTGAGTACTGCAGGATCATTCCTCGGACCTGCAGGAGCGAGCGTGGGTCAACACCTAGGCAATTTGATCGCCAATTGGCGAGGTTACGGCGGTTATAATATTGACCGTAACTCCTTGATCACGGCACCGGTACCAGCGATGCATTCTTCGCGTGAATCAACGATCATCCGCCATAGGGAGTATGTAGCCGATGTAGTTTCATCACCCACTGCTAATACATTTCAAATCAACACCTTGTCTGTCAATCCCGGAATTGATACAACCTTTCCATGGTTGTCGACAATAGCACAACAATTCCAGGAGTATCATATTAAGGGCATGGTGGTTGAGTATGTATCCACCTCGGCTGATGCTTTAAATTCTGTCAACACAGCCTTGGGTACAGTGATGATCGCGTCACGATACAGGGCTAACTCCGCACCGTTTGTAAGTAAGCAGCAGATGCTAAATGAATATTTCTCTTGTGATTCAAAGCCAGCGAATAGCTTTGTGCATCCTATAGAATGTAACCCTCGCGAGTCACCCAGCAACCTCTTGTACGTGCGTACAGGGGCGACTGGTTTTGCGAATGACGATTTAAAATGGTATGATTTGTGTGAGATTGACATCGCGACCACCGGGTTTCAAGGATCGAGTGTGGTTTGCGGAGAGATATGGATTTCGTATGAAATAGAATTGTTCAAACCCCAGCTATCTGGTGCATTGGCGTTGGAAACGCAATACGCTCATTATGGTTTGACAGCTGCGAGCGCAGCACATTATTACGGAACGACTCAACAGATTAATAGTGATAACATAGGGTTGACGTTCAACGCAACCCAGGTATTATTCCCGATTGGTACGCAAGGAACATACCTATTCTTGTGGAGCACTGTTTTCACTAGTGGCGCAGGATCTTGCGCCACGCCAGGGTTGGGCTTCACCAACTGTACTTATACCGTCAACGGACTGACCAATTTGTGGGCCGCAGCCTCTGGCGTGAATGCTTTTAGTAGCGCTACGCCTGCCGGTACCTCGACCTCAGGGATGGTCCGCGCTTTCTTCGTAACCATTCTATCCATCGATCAACAAGCTATCATCACTATGAGTGGGGGAACATTCCCATCCGCTGCATATGGAGATTTACTCATCATGCAAGTGCCGTCACAGATAGTGAACGGCGGATCACTATGAACACAGATGTTGTTCTCTGCTGCGTTGTTGTCGCACTCCATTTATGCTATTGTGCATACGAGATATATATGGTGTTCTACCATATGCGGCGCAACGACTGAATTTAAAATATAAAACAACCTCCAACTAACAGTGGGGTATCGCTTAGCGACAAATATTTCTTTCTTTCTTTGTTAATTCTAATGTTTTCTTCTTTCTTTTCTTCTATCGACCCTTGGCCAGGGTCATGCTTTCAAACGGCATGCGTCAGTTACCTTCACAAGTGCTTCCACCACACTGACGTTATAAATTAGGGCAGGATAGCGTTGACAACGATTAAGCAAACTAATTACGTGTTTGCACCAGGCTCTTCTGGTTTACAAAGGGGAACACACACATGCTGCACGGTACCTTCGGGCTAAATCGACA